GGGCGAGATGGCCGCCGCGGCCGAGTACCGCGGCCTGTTCAACCTCCAGGACGTGATCTACACCGGCACCCGCTCCGTCTGCACCGACGGCGACCTCTTCCTGCTGCCCGTGGCCAGCGGACGCCTCCAGATGATCGAGGCCCACGACGTCGTCCAGCCGTTCAACGGGCGCGGCTACCGCGGCCGCCGCGTCGTCGGCGGGGTCGAGCTGGACGAGGCCGGCCAGCACGCCGCCTACTACGTCCGAGACCCGGCCGCCGAGTCCGCCTACGCCTGCGCGTACTGGGTCGAAAGCTGGGACAAGGCCCAGCGGATCCCGGCCGACCGGGCCATCCACGCCGCCAACCGACACCGATTCAGCCAGACCCGCGGCGTCCCGCTACCGGCCAGCGCCCTGGACCAGTTCGAGCAGTACGACCGCTACCTGGACGCCGAGCAGCTCGCCGCCATCCTCACCGCCGACATCGCCTACGCCATCAAGCGGACCAGCAAGGACGGCGGACCCCTGCCCGGCCAGACGCCCTACACCGACGTGACAACCGCCTCCAACGGCACCGCCGCCATCAAGACCTTCGAGGCCCTGCTCAAGCACGAGCCCGGCCAGATCCACCAGCTCCTGCCCGACGAGGAGCTCGAGCTGGTCCAGCCCCAGCGGCCCGGCACCACCTTCGAGCCCTACAGCCGCCTGATGCTCCGCATGTTCGGCTGCGGGATGGGGATGCCGCTCGAGCTGGTCCTCCTGGATTTCTCCCAGACCAACTACAGCTCGGCACGCGCCGCCCTCCTCCAGGCCTACCGGGCCTTCCTCCGCTGGCAGCGGTTCGTCCGCGACCATATCATCGCACCCGTCTACGGGCGGTGGATGTCCCGCTGGATCGCCCGCGGCGACCTGGCCCCCGTCGCCAACGCCTACAAGCTCGCGTGGTTCCCGCCCCGCTGGGCCTGGGTCGATCCGCTCAAGGAGGTCCTCGCCCTCGAACGCAAGGTCCAAATGGGATTCTGCACGCTGGAGGAGCTGGCCGCCGCCGAGGGCCACGTGATGGAGGAGATCGCCGCCGTCCGCCAGAAGGAGCTCGAACGCTTCCGCACGGCCCGCGTCCCCACCTCGACGGCCCCGGAGAACCTCTACCCCAACCAGACCAAGCAGCCCGGCGGCGACGAGCCGGTCATCGCCGACGACGCGGCCCGGCGAGAGGCCGCGCGGCCCGAGGAGAAACGCTGATGGCCAAGCGAACCGCCAGCCCCCGCCGCGACGACGCCCTCCTCCGCTACCTCAGCGAGGAGGCCTGGCCCCTCCGAGAGACCGTCCTGGACAAGATGCTCAACGTCCTGGCCCGACACGTGGACGGGGCGACCCTCACCGCCGACGAGGTCCGCGAGGTGCTGGCCGCCGCGGGCAAGGACAGCAACGACCCCGCCAGCCGCGAGCCCGTGTCCACCTTCCAGGACGGCGTGTCCTGCATCACCGTCAACGGCGTGATTGCCAAGCACGCATCCATGGTCAACGGCGTCAGCCAGCCCACCGGCTCCAGCGTCCAGCGGATCGCCGACGACCTGGCCGCCGCCGTCGAGGACCCCCGCGTCCGCTCGATCATGCTGCGGATCGAGAGCCCCGGCGGGTCCATCGGCGGACTGCCCGAGCTGGCCGACGCGATCCGCGAGGCCCGCAAGGTCAAGCCCGTCTTCGCGTTCTGCGACGACCAGGCCTGCTCGGCCGCCTACTGGCTGGCCAGCCAGGCCACCGCCGTCTACGCCACGCAGGCCGCCGCCGTCGGCTCCATCGGCGTCTACACCGTCCTGATCGATTCCTCCAAGCGGGCCGAGGCCGCCAACCTGCGGTTCGTCAAGCTCCGCTCGGGCCCCTACAAGGGCACCGGCGAGCCGGGCACCCCCATCACCGACGACGAGATCGCCCCCCTTCAGGCCCGCATCGACGCCCTCTGCTCCCTCTTCGTCCAGGCCGTCGCCGACGGCCGAGGCATGGACGTGGACGCCGTGGCGGACCTGGCCACCGGCGCCGTCTTCACCGGCCGACAGGCCGTCGAGAACGGGCTGATCGACGGGATCGCCAGCTACGAACAGGTATTCGACAAGGCCCGCCGCGCCGCCGGCGACGGGTCCGCAGATCCAAAACGCCGCCGTAGGGGAGGCCTCGAGTCCGCCTCCGCGCACGGCTCATCCGAAACCGGACTCGATGAGGAACGCGAAATGGCAGACGACAAGAAGACCGTGACGGCGGCCGAGATCGAGGCCGCCAAGGCCCAGGCCGCCACCGACGCCCTGACCGCCGAGCGGGCCCGCGTGGCCCAGGTGAGCGCCGTGCTCGGCGCGTACCCCGACGTGTTGCAAAAAGCCCTGGCCGACGGGACAGTCGGCGAGGCCCAGGCCCAGGCCATGCTGCTGCCCGTCGTCCAGGCGCAGCTCGCCGACGCCCAGGCCAAGCTCGCCGACGCCGAGACCCGCCTGAAGGCCATCGCCACCAACGGCGACCAGAAGCCGCTGGCCGCCGACGCCGACGGTGGGGGCGACCCGGACAAGAGCAAGAAGGGCGAGCAGCCCGCCGCCGGCTCGGACACCGCCGCCGCCTACGAGGCCAAGGTCGCCTCGCTGGCCAAGGCCCGCGGCCGGGACGGCCAGCCCTCCAGCCTGGACTGGCGCGACGCCGCGGTGGCCCTGCCCGACGCGCACGATGCCTGGAAGGACGCCAACGCCGTGACGAGTAAGTAGGACCGGTCCGACCGGTCCGACTTGTCCGACTTTGAGAACAAACGCCAACCGAAAGGAACCGAACATGGCACACCGAATCGAAGGACCGTTCAGCCTGACCACCGCCGAGGCGGTGGCCGCCGACCGGCTGGTCCGCCTGACCGCCGCCGCCGTCACCTGCCAGTACTGCGACGCCGGCGAGGAGCCCTGCGGCATCACCACCGAACTGGCCGCCAGCGGGGCCGTCGTCGCCGTCCACCCCATCAGCGCCCCCGGCGTGGCCAAGCTCACCGCCTCCAAGGCCATCACCGCCGGCACCGTGATCTACACCGCCGCCGACGGCAAGGTCTCCGACGCCGAGGTCGGCCGCCGGCTGGGCGTCGCCCTCACCGCCGCCACCGGCGACGGCGGGAAGATCTCCGCCGTGCTGGGCATCTTCGCCGGCGACCCGCTGATCACTGAGGCCGGCACCGTCCGCTGGATGGAAGACTGGATCACCGGCGTCAACCAGGACGGCCACAAGATCTCCGAGACCGCCGACAAGGGCGACTGGCTGCTGACCCTGGTCGACGGCGACACCGACGGCGGGGACGTCTGCAAGGTCACCGACGACGCGCCCGGCGGCGTCCTCACGATCACCACCAACAACAAGGCGTCGGACTCGATGTCGCTCCAGCTCAACGGCGAATCGTTCAAGCTCGCCGTCGGCAAGCCCCTGTTCTTCGAGGCGCTCCTGGGCCTGGACGACGTCGACAAGGCCGACTTCTTCATCGGGCTCTGCCTCACCGACACCACGCCGCTGGACAACAACGACCGCGTCGGGTTCATGGTCGACCACGACGGCAACATCGATTTCATCAGCGAGCAGGACGGCACCGAGACCGACCAGGACACCACCGCCGACATCGCCGACGCGACCGTCGCCACCGCCGCCACCACCTTCAAGAGGCTGGCCTTCTACTGGGACGGCGTGAACACCCTGACCCCCTACGTCAACGGCGTGGCCTACGCCGTCATCACCGACAACGGGACCACGATCCTGGTCTGCGACGACGAGGCCCTCACCCCGACCATCCACCTGGCGACCTCGGCCGCCCAGGTGGTCACCGCGTTCATCGACTACATCCGGATCGTGGCCACGCGGTAACCCGCGCGACCCCGCAGGGACCGCCGGCGGCGGAACGGACTCCGCCGCCGGCCGGGCCCGAGCACCAGCCAACCTAACAGGAAAGGACTCCTGACATGAGACCCGAATCTTCCACCGTAGCCCTGCGACGCGACCTCACCCAGGTCGCCAACGAGTTCGACGCGTCGGCCGCCGCGTTGATGTTCATCGGCCTGTCCGTCCTGCCCGTCATGCGGGTGGGCGAGGAGTCGGCCAAGTACCCCACCATCACCCGCGAATCGATCAAGAAGGCCGAGAGCGACGCCCGAGGGACCAACGGGGCCTACAACCGGATCACCGGCGAGTTCGGTGAGGGCATCTACGCCTGCGAGGAGCACGGCCTGGAGTACCGCATCGACGACAAGATGCGCAAACGCTATGCGTCCTTCATCGACGCCGAGCAGGCCGCCACGCGGATCCTCCGCTACAAGCACCGCCTCCTCCACGAGAAACGCGTCGCCGCGGCCACCCTCAACGCGACGACCGTCTTCACCCAGAACGCCCCGGTGACCGTGTGGTCCACCTTCGCCACCGCCACGCCCCTGGTGGACCTGGGCGCCGGCATGGCCGCCCTCGAAGACAATACCGGGATGCCGCGGGCGATGCTCAGCCTGATCATCCCCCAGACCGACAAGACCGAGATGCTGGCCACCACCGAGGTCAACGACAAGATCAAGTATACCTACGGCGGCGGAAACGGCGGCATCCAGCCCTGGCAAATCTCCAACGCCCAGATCGCCGCGATGCTCGGCATCAAGCAGGTCCTGGTCGCCGCCTCCTCCTACGACTCCAAGGAGGAAGGCTACGCCGAGACCAACACCAAGATCTGGACCGCCGGCCGCGTCATGCTCGCCTACCTCGCCGAAGGCGAGAACGCCCCGCTGGAAATGCCCCAGCTCGGCCGCACCATGCTCTGGACCGCCGACGCCCCGGCCTTCCCGGTCATGGAGTCCTACCGCGAGGACCAGACCCGCGGCGACATCCTCCGCATCCGCGACAACACCGACGAGGTCCTGGTCGCCGCGGCCAACCTCGCCTCCTACGTCGTCACCACCTAAGAAGTCGGACGGGTCGGACGGGGCTGACCGGTCCGACAGGTCCGGCTCGGACTTCGCGCCGCCCGGTGCCCCGGCGGGTTGGGACTCCCGCCGGGCGCCGGGCACACGCGGAACGATGGGAACCCCGCATGGCCGGCATCCACGACATCCTGGCCGACGACCTGGCCCGCACGGCCTTCGCCTCCGTCGGCGACGATCCCGCCGGGATCGCCGAGGCGGTCACCCACACCGCCGCCTCCGACGGCGCCGAGACCGCCACCGCCGGCTGCTGGCTGAGCGGACCGTCCGTCGACCGCGACGCCCAGGACGGGGCCGAGCACGCCGTCCGCCGAGGCGAGTTCCTGCTCCAGCTCGCCCCCGCCGCCGGGACGATCGCGCCCGCGGTCGAGGACACGCTGGAGATCGACTCGGTCACCTACGTCATCTACGACATCCCCGAGGTCAACGCCGCCTTCGCCCGCTGCCGGCTGTACTCCGCCGCCCGCACCCGACTGGCCGGGCCAAACAGCCGAATGGGCGGACGAGGGTAATCCCCAGTAAATAGCCGCCGGTTGAAAGAGATATGGCCAAAGATACGAACATCGAGGTGCCGCTGCCTGAGTACGTCCGGCAGATCGCCCGCGAGGCGGGGCGGGCCGCCGCCGCCGAGGTCCTCGACGAGCACCGCGGCAACTGCCCCATCGGCAAGCTGGCCATCGAGGTCTGGGGCGAGGCCCCCGACACCCCGGGCCTCAAGGCCCACGTCGCCGAGCTGCGGGCCGCACGCGCCGGGTTCGGCTGGTTCCTCCGCTACATCCTCACGCCCGTCATCGTCGCCCTGCTGACCAGCCTGGCCCTCCTGCTGGCCTTCGGGCGAAGCCCCGTACACGCATCGGCCGGATCGGCTCCGGCCTCGCCCCCTACGCAAGGAGTCCCGAAATGACACGCGACCGCTCCCTGATTCTCTGTGTCCTGTGTGCCCTCTGTGGTTCGCTGCTTCTGTCCCCCGGGTGCGGGCTGCTGTCCAAGGATCCCAAGATGGAACTGCTCGCCGCACGCCAGACGTTCAGCGCGACCGTCCGCATCGTGACCATCGCCCGCCAGGGCGGGGCGTTTACGAAGTCGCGCGGGGCCGAGATCGACCAGTACGCCGACCTGGCCAACCAGATCCTCGACGAGTGGGAGGCCCACCTGCGACTGGACGAGTCGCCCGCGGCCGCCCGCGAACAATGGAAGATCATCCTGCGAAAACTCATCGCCGCCCAGATCGAGGCCGAACGGTCCAAGGCCGCGCCCGCCGTAAACGGCAGGAGTGTCCCTAAGGGACCGCTAAACGGTGTCCCGTATGAGGATCCGTTCAATCCTTCGACTCCCGCTCAGGACCCGCGCCCGTCGACGCCCGCCCGGGATCCGCTGCCGCCCGCCGTGCCGCCCGCGACCACCGCGGCCGGGGCGTTCTTCGCCCGCCGGCGACGGCGGCGACGCTCGCCCGCGGGAGTCGTCACGATCCTGTCCTGGTTCGCGATCCTCACCGAGGGCATGATCCTCAGCGAGTCGTTCATCCAACTCGGCCAGCGCCTTCTGGCCGGCGGCACCGCGACCTGGGACGAACTCAACGCCGCCACCGCACAGAACAAGACCGACGTCCAGGCCTTGCACGACGCCGCGAAGTACGACCGGCCGGACCCGGGCCCGACCCCGGCCTGACCGTCACAACGAAGACAGAGGTAATACCATGGAAGAAATCATCGGATTGCTGGACGGGCGGTTCCTGGCCCTGGTGATGGCCCTGTGCCTGATCGGCGTGCGGCTGCTGCGGCAGATCCAGTGGATCGACCAGCGCCCCCAACTCCTGCCGCTGCTGTCCATCGCCGTCGGATGCGCGGTGGCGATCCTGCTGCCGCTCTCGGGACGGGTCGAGCTGCCCGGCGCCCTGCTGCCCGGCTGGTGGATCCTCGACGCCCTCCTCCACGGCATCGCCGCCGGACTCCTGGCCAGCGGCGCCTACTCCGCCGGAGTCAAGGCTCTGGTCCCTAAGACGGAAGAACAACGGAAAGACTGAATATTGAATATTGAATATGGAATGTTGAGTTGCGAAGTGCAGACCCAAACGCGGCACGGGTCGCTGTCTGCACTTCGCAATTCTGAACTCGTTATTCAATATTCAATATTCGCTGTTTCTTCCTTCGAGGTTTCCCGATGACCGCCTCGGGACTCATCTCCGCCCCGCTTGCGGCCATGGCCGACCTCCTGGCCGCGTGCGCGGCGTTCCGCACCTGGACCGGGACCGCCGACCCCTTAGGGGCCGCCGCCCGGATCGACGTGGTCCTCCAGACCGTCGACCGCGACCTGGTCGACGCCGAGTCCGACTACGCCGCCAGCCGCGCCGCGAGAGCGGCCGTCCGCCCGCGGGCGGTCGTCCAGTGGGGCCCCCAGACGGCCGGCGAGACGTTCGCCGACGCCGGCCGATACGCCGGCCACGAACTGACCATCGAGGTGACCCTCGAGCGGGCCTGCGCAGCCGACGAGAGCGAGGCCGACGCGATGCTCGCCCTGCTCAACGCCGCCGGGTCCATCTGGGACGACCTCTGGGAAACCCAGGGGACCGCCATCGAAGACGGCGGCTGCCACCTCACGCTCCACGAGGCACACCTGACCGCCCCGCCCGCCAGAATGGACGAGCGGGACGTCGCCGCCGGCGAGGTGGATCTGTATGCGATGAGCCTGGAATTCACGGCCAGGGAAGGATGAACATGGCGGCGATCACGAAATCCCTTAGGGACGACGGGCAACAGAGGATGACATGGCGAAGGCTGTAGAGCATAGGCCGAGGACTGTTCTTCCCGCTCACGCGAGCGACATGGCTCGCGTTCAGTATTGCCAGGCCCTGCACGACCGCCTCGTCCGCGAGTTCAACGCGGGCGGTTACAGCGGCGAGTTTGCCAGGCACCGCGACCTCTGGCTGCCGCGCATCCACGCGAACGGCTACGAGCAGGCGGTCGCGGCTGAGCGGCTGGAGCGGCTGGAGCGGGACCAGCGCGGCAGCAAGCCCGCCGACATCGACCGGCCGTTCCTCAAGTGGGACGCGGTGCGGGCCTCGGT